GCTGGACTGTTATGTTTGATGTAGATATTATAAATGATATGACGATATGCAGCTAATAAATACAAAGAAAGCATTACAGAGATTTGCCAAGCACGTAGTCAGTCAATCAAGGGCTAATTTAACACGTGCTAAAAAGAATAGAGGCAAGCTATACAGTAGCCTTGAGGGCAAAGTAAAAGTGTCGCCCAACTCTTTCAGCTTAAAATTATTAATGGAAGATTACGGAGCTTATCAAGACGAAGGGGTGCGAGGCAAACGAGGCAAAGACCCTTCAAAGGTTTCTCCAAACGCAAAGATTAGAGGACAACAAGCTCCAAGTAGCAGATTCAAGGAAATTACACAACAATAGCGCATATTATAGCAGGCAATATTTATAATCGTGGAATAAAGCCGTCTTTGTTTTTTACAAAACCTTTCAGAAGTGCTTTTAAGAATCTGCCAGAAGAACTGATAGAAGCCTATGGATTAGACATCGATGAATTTTTAAAATTTACAACAAAATGAGCAAAATAAACATAAGAAGTCCGTATCACATTTATAGAACACTGACAGATTTAACAGAGGCAAAAATAGAAATCTACATTTATACAGGTGCTCAAGTTACAACGATGGTTTCCACTACATATACACTTATCTCAACCGCTTATAATGATGCCGTATCGTGGGAAATTTCAGAACTTGTAAAAGATTATCTGGACATTACATTTGACGGCACTTATGAAAGTCAGGCAGTTTTTGTAAATTATCGAATAACGGACACCGTAAGCGGTGTGGTTAAACCGCCTTTAGATGTTGTTCAATTAGAGGGCTTTGATGGCTACGGTTATTTTGAGCAAGGAGCGAACCCTGTTTTGGCATCTGATAAAATGCAAACGAATTCTGTAATCTACAAATTAGACGATGCACCAGTGCGGATTCCTATTCATGCAGACGTTAATAAGACCGTTAAATTTTACCAAAACGGAGACGAAATATACAGCAAAGAAATAACAGCATCTACAAATACAACAACTCTAATTATATATGTCAGCAATGTAGCAGATGGAGTAGATAGCTATAAAGAGCGGGTTATAGAGGACGGCGGAACGTATGAAGATAATACTTGTTTGGATTCATTCATTAGAAGCCACACACTTTTTGGAGTTGATAAAATAACGATTACCGTAGGCAGCGACATAGAAACGATAACCGTTGTCAATATACAAGAATGTAAATACACGCCTTACAAAGCTACGTTCATTAATAAATATGGTGCGCTACAAGATTTGTGGTTTTTTAAAGCCAGCCAGACATCGTTAAAAACATCCAAAAATTCATACAAAGGAAATATAGTTACTGCAGGAAGCTACACGGTGTCAGAGCATCAAAATAAGATTCTCAACAAACAAGGGGATGAAAGCCTGACTTTAAATACTGGATATTATCCAGAGAGTTACAACGATATTTTTAGGGAATTTGAACTATCGGAAAAGGTATGGATAGAAATTGACAGCGTTACTTTACCGATTGAGATAACGGATTCCAGCTTTGGATTTAAAACGTCATTAAATGACAGCCTGATAAGTTATACTATTAAAGCGGAATTTGCTTTTGATAAAATTAATTCAGTACGATAATGCAAGAGGTTCAATTATATATAAGCGGTGAAAAGGTAGATTTATTTAAAGATGAAACAATCAGCCTAAACGATAGTATCCAAAACGTAAGAGATATATCCAAAATATTTACAGCGTTTACCAAACAGTTTAATCTGCCAGCGTCAAGAACCAATAATAAAATATTCAAACACTTTTATAATTATGATATAACAGCTGGTTTTGATGCACGCTTTAAAGTTGATGCACTTATTAAATTAAATGGTGCTGATTTTAAAAAAGGAAAGTTAAATTACAAGGTGGTTTTCTTTGGAGAGACGGTAACGCTCTCCGAAACAATGGGAGACGATAACTTAAAGGTATTAAATTATCTTGAAAAATATGACCACAGGCAACAATATCAAAGAAACGGTTTCTTGTCAGGAATCGGAGTTGCTGGAGCGACATCTGCAACAGACAGACAGGTTGTTTATCCTTTCTTATCTATAAATACTGAATATTTTTATGATGGTTTAGATACCTCATCAAATGATAATATTTATCACGCATCAACAGCTGATTTATTACCAGACTTAAAACCAGCAATCAAGATGGTTGAGGTTATAGATGCAATCGAGGAAAAATATGACTTAACTTAACATTTAGCACCGACTTTTTTGGCTCTGATGTTTTTAGCGAATTATATCTGTGGTGTCACGCCACGAAATCGCCTATTGATATAAATTTTGTTGGCAAAAAAGCGAAGCTATCTGACTATACTTATGATTCGGGAGCGTCGTCGGTGGCGGACTTATTACCAATGCGAACAGAATCCAATATTTATTATACGGCATCTTTTATTTTTTCGTCGTCGTCGGTCGCAGCATATACATTCATTTTAAGAGACAGAAATTCAGGCGTTATATATTTTCAAGAGACCGACATTATAGGGAATATAACGACAGGCTCAATAGTCATAGAAACATCAACGCCACAAGATATAGATTTGCAGATTGAAGTACGTGCGCCGTCAACCGTTACGTTTACAAGCGTCCAAGTGAAAGCGCAAAAATATACAGACGGCGTATCTGGAGGTTTAGCTGTTTATAACCATTCGGTAATTAATTTTATGCGGGATTTTATTTTCATTCAAGACCATTTGCCTAAAATGAAAGTAATAGATTTATTGACTACTATTTTCAAGATGTTTAATTTGACTGCTTATGTTGAGAATGATGTTATAATTGTTAAAACATTGGACGACTATTATACAGCTGGAACGGATAAGGATATAACAAAATATATAGATGTTACAAAAACAACCGTAAATCATTTATCTGAATACAGCACTATAAATTTCCATTATTCAGAAAGCAAAACAAAAAAATCTTTAGAATTTTTAGGTGAGATTGGAACTTCTTTCGGTGACTTTAATTACAATGTGTCTGACAAATTCGAGGGAAAACAATACTCGCAAAAACTAAATATAGAACACGTATTATTGGAGAATCTAATAAATCTAACAGGAACGAAATTAAAGACTGGCGTTGTGTATGGACGTTTTGCGGACGCTGAAAACAAGCCTGTTCTCGGTAAACCATATTTGTTTTTTAATCGTGTCAATGACGTAACGTCATACCCTATAATTAGCAACGGAACAGAAGATACTTACAATGCGCCTGCTAATGTTTCGGCAGATGGCAATCATACTATTAATTTCGGGCATGAATACGACGAATATACAGGAAGCACAAATACAAGCAGTTTGTTTAGCAGATTTTATGAGCAATATTTGGTTAATAGTTTCAGTCAGAAGTCAAGGCTCTCGACGGTCACGGCTTATTTGCCTTTAAGTTTTTTATTGAATTATAATTTGAATGACACTATTATTATAAGTGGCAAAAAATATCTAATAAACAATATCAAAATAAACTTACAAACAGGAAAAACAAATATAGAATTAATAGTAAAAGTAAATGATTTTACAGCAAGTGTATTGACATGATAATTATAAAATTACTAAATATAGACAATTTCTATGGCGTTTCTGAAAATATAGAAATAGCGAAAGGTAAATATAAGATGCCAGAGACTTTAAAAGAAGGATTCAAGCAGCTAAAAAGAGCGTATTATGAAAAAGGAAATAATTGAAATAGAAGTTAAAGGTACTGGCAAAGGCATAAAAAAAGTTGATAAGCTAAAGACCTCCATATCTAAAGTAAAAAAAGAAACTGATAAAACTAAAAAGAGTGCTAAAGAAATGGGAAGCACTTTGGATAAGGTTTCTGGCGGTGCTGTTGGCAGGTTTAAAGGGATGCTTGCTTCTGTAAAATCTTTAACAGGTGGATTTAATATTTTAAAAATAGCGATTATAGGCACCGGAATAGGAGCTTTATTGATTGCAATTTTAGCAGTTAAAACAGCCTTTACAAATACAGAGGCAGGTCAGAATAAGTTTGCTAAACTTATGGGAATCATCGGCTCAGTGGTCGGCAATTTAGTTGATATTCTCGCAAGTTTTGGTAAAGCCATAAAACAAAATATTACAAATAGGATTTCGAGTTTGATTGAAATGTTTGGGTTTTTAGGGTCAGCAATTAAGAAGGTATTTAGCAGGGATTTTAAAGGAGCAATGGAGGACGCCAAAAAAGCAGGTAGCTCTTATATAGATACACTGACAGGCGTTAAAGATTCTATCAATAAAGTTAAGGATGCAACTGGGAAGCTAATAAATGAGTTAACAGAAGAGGGTAAAATAGCTGGTCAGATAGCAGACCAAAGAGCGAAAGCGGATAAGATAGAGCGAAGGCTAATTGTCGAAAGAGCGCAAGCAGACAAAGACATTGCAGACTTACGTTTTAAATCCGAGCAGCGAGATAAGTTCACCGCCGCAGAAAGGGTTGAATTTTTAAAAGAGGCTGGTATAATCGCAGAAGAAATATCTAATAAAGAGATAGCAGCAAACAAATTAAGATTAGATGCAAAGATAGCAGAGAATAAATTGGCAGGCTCGAACAAAGCGGATTTGGAAGCGGTCGCAAATTTAAAAGCGAAAGGAATACAATTAGATACTGCTAAATTAAACTTGCAGAAACGTTTACAGACTTCTTTAACAACTTTTCAAAACGAAGAAAAGTCAGGTATCGCCGCTATTAATAAATTAAAAGAAGATGATATACTTAAAGGAAAAGAAACCGAGCGAAAAAGATTAGAATCAATAAAGAAAATACAGGATGACTTTAAACTAAAACAGGAGAATGAAGATGCTGAAACTGAAATAGAAAAAGCAGAATTAGAACTACAAAGAACGATTATAAAATTAGATGCTTTAAATGCAGAAGGGTCTGAAAGGTTTGAAGCAATCTCTTATTGGGAGAATAAAATAAGCAATTTAAAGGATGGAAAATTAGATAAAGACATCAAAGCAAGCCGTGAAGCAAATGACAGAAAAATCAAAGATGATGAAATAGTACAGCGTCAAAAATTAAATTTAGCCAAAGCTACATTTGGGCAATTATCAGTATTATTAGGAAAGAATAGCAAGGCAGCAAAGGCTGCATCAATAGCAGCCGCACTAATAAATACCTATCAAGGTATTTCAGAAGTATGGGGTAAAAAAGCAGAAAGTCCTTTTTTAACTGCATCAATATTACAAAAGGTAATAGCATCTGTTTTTGTAGCTGCACAAGGATTTGCGGCGGTTAAAAATATTGCTAAAACAAAAACACCAAATGGTTCGAGTGGAGGGCACCATCGATGCCGTCCGTACAATCACCAAGTTTTAATCTCGTGGGCTCAAGTGACACAAATCAATTAGCGGCATTGATAGGCAGTCAAATGCAAGAGCCAATTCAGGCGTATGTTGTCAGTAATGACGTTACAACTTCTCAAAGTCTGGAACGCTCTATAATCGAGGAATCTTCGTTAGGCTAAAACAACACAAAAGAGATAATAGTTTGTTTTTATTAAAACAAGCCTATGCAGATTATAGAATTGGTACTGGACGAGAATGATGAAAACGGTGGCATTAATGCTATTAGTTTAGTTGACGAGCCAGCGATAGACAGCGATTGGATTATGCTGGAGAAAGAATATAACGTAACTCTAAAAGTTGTCGATGATGCGAGACGGATTTTAATGGGAGTTATACTAATACCTAACAAACCTATTTTAAGACGTGATAAAAACGGCGACCCTTTTTATGTGTTTTTTTCCAAAAAGACTTCACGAAATGCGATGCAGAAATATATGAAAAACCAACTTCAGGGTCAGGTCACTTTAGAGCATAAAGAGAGCGCAAACAACAAAGCATACATAACCGAGATTTGGGAAAAAGAGCATGAGGTACATGACAAATCTGTAATGTATGGATTAAACGCACCCGTTGGTTCTATTATCGGAACTATGAAAGTCGAGGATGACAGGCTGCTCCAGATGTGTAAAGACGGAAAGATAAACGGTTTTTCGATTGAGGGGATATTTCCAGAGGCAAACAAAATAAAAATGTCAAGCGAAAAACTACTTGAGAAAATCAAAAAAACTATTCAAGATGGCGAAAAAGAAAGCAAGTAAAGCGACTGGTAAAACCCGTAAACCCGTAAAACCCGCCGTAAAACCCGCAAATGATGGCGTGAGAATAATAACTCGTAATTAGCAAAACAACACAATAACAGATAAAGACTGTTATATAAGAAACAACATGATGGACGACAATAATATTTTGAACAAAATAAAGAGCATTTTGGGATTGAAAGAAACACCAGAAACACCAGAAGCATTGTTGGTTAAAAAAATCAACATCAAACTTGAGCAACTTACATTAGATAACGGAACGGTTGTAGAGGCAGAGATTTTTGAAGCAGATGCCGAAGTATTTATCGTTACCGACGAATCACGTGTTCCACTTCCTATTGGAGATTACAAAATCCAAGACGGGAGAATTCTATCAGTTAAAGAGGTTGGTATTATAGCGGAAATAAAAGAAGAGGCACCAGAAGCTGAAGAAGTTGAAAACAAAGAAATCACAAAAGCGGTGGAGGCTAAAGACGAAACGCCTGCTAAAAAGATTATAGAAAGCGTTTCTAAAGAGGTGCATTTCTCAAAAGAAGAAGTGATGTTTGAAATTGAAAAATTAAGAACGGAATTAACAGAAAAAATAACTGCCTTGTCACAAGATGATAAAGAAGAAAAAGTAGAGCCTTTAAAACACGCTCCAGATAATATAGAGAAAAAACAATTAAATCTATATAGTGAAAATAGAACAATGAGTACCGAAGATTTGGTATTTAAAACAATGTTTAATTAGAAAAAATAAAAAAAGATGGCAACAACTACAAGTATCACGACCACGTATAGCGGTGAATTTAAAAACAAGTACATTTCTGCTGCATTGTTTAGCGGAAATACGATAGCGAACGGCGGTATTACGGTGAAGCCGAATATCAAATATAAAGAGGTCGTTAAAAAATTAGCTCTTGGCTCGTTAAGTGTGGATGCGACCTGCGATTTTACAGCAGCATCGAGCGTAACGCTTACTGAGAGAATCCTTCAGCCAGAGGAATTTCAAGTTAACCTGCAGCTTTGTAAAAAAGATTTTCGCAGCGACTGGGAAGCAATTTCAATGGGAATTTCTGTTTATGATAATTTACCTAAAACGTTCCAAGATTTCCTTGTAGCGAAAGTAGCTGCAACGGTAGCAAAAGAGCAAGAGATAAGTATATGGAGGGGAGCAAATGGAACAACTGGACAGTATGACGGTTTTGTAACGTTAGCAACGGCTGACAGTGATGTTGTCGATGTTACTGGAGCATCTGGAGGCGTAACAGCCGCCAATGTTATAGCGGAACTCGGAAGTGCGGTGGATGCTATGTCCTCTAATATATATGGAAACGAGGGAACGAAATTATATATCGCTCAAAATGTGGCAAGAGCATATATCAGAGCTCTCGGAGGTTTCGGAGCGAGTGGACTTGGAGCAGCGGGAACGAATGCACAAGGAACGCAATGGTTTAACAATGGCTCTTTATCTTTTGATGGTGTGCCGATATTTGTTGCAAATGGATTAGCAGACAGCTATATGATTGTCGGTGAAAAAGAGAATCTTTGGTACGGAACAGGACTTTTGAATGATGCGACAGAGGTGCGAGTATTAGATATGGAAGAAAATGACGGAAGCCAGAATGTGAGGATAATTTTAAGATATACCGCAGCCGTACAATATGGCATCGGTTCTGAACTCGTTTTATACACGCCGAGTTAAAAAAATAATAATTGTTAGTTGAAAAGCTAACTTGAAAAACAGATATTTATGGCATGCGATATTTCATTAGGACGATTAGAACCCTGTAAGCAAAGTGTCGGCGGATTGCGGGCAATATATTTTATAAATTACGATAGCGAATTCTACGCC